CTTCTTTCAATTCAAAAACATATACCCATGTCTTTACTCCATCTCGATTTACTAAAAGACGATGATTGTCTGTAAATTTCATTATAGTACCATCCTCAAATGTAATCTGATTTAATGGCTTAAATCCATTATATATCACTTCAGTTACTTTTTCAACTCCGTGTTGTCCATTGACATCAACCGGAATTGGAAGTTTAATTACATCTCCTGCTTCTGCTGTGCGTTCAATTTCTTTCCAATCAATATTTGCTAGTTCTAATAATTCATGGAAATTGGGAGTGGTTCCGTCGGCCAATGACAATTTATTTTTCCAGGACTGACAACTTTCCACTGGAGCGATAGCCATTAGCGTAGCATTCCGTACACCATACTGCTTCATATTAACTCGTAGTGTTTCCCAATCTAGCTCTGGGGTGAAATCTGCTAGCTCATTAACACCGTCAGCTCGCAATTCCCAAGGAAAAATACCTTGTCCATAGCGGGTCTTTGCGCTGTCTAAACAGGCTCCTCTTTCTTTGGCTAGCTCTACTGTGGCTTCTGTCAAGTAGAAGGCTTGGTATTCCATCCAACTTTTAACTTCTTGTAAAGCATCCTTTTCCCCGTATTTGAATCCGCGTTTAGCATGCCAGTAGGCTAAATTAGTAACACCGATGCCAATTGGTCTGATCTCATCATTAGACAATTTTGATTGTATTGATAGAAAATCTTGATAATCTAAAATATTATTTAGGCTACGCTGCAATATGCGACATGCGCGACGCATATCTTCTGGATTACGAAAACTCCCCCAATTTATCGACCCCAAAGTACAGAGCGAAATTCTGCCAGTGTCATCATCTAATCTCTTAAATGATCTATTTGGTAATACCACCTCGGCACAGAGATTACTTTGATAGATCGGATGCTCGAGCGGATCAAATGGCCCTTGCTTTTGCACATTGTCTGTAAACATCAAATAAATGCGACCCGTGTCTGTTCGTTCCTTTAAGATGCCACCTTTGAATACATCTTCCGCATTCATTGTCTTTTTGCGTAAGTCTGCTCGCTTTTCATATTTCACATATAATTCTTCGAATTTTTCTATATCACGATAAAATGCTTCGTATAAATCAGGCACTTCATTTGGATCAAAAAAGGTTATATTTTCTTTGTTCTTAAAACGACGCCAGAAAAACTTACTGAGTACCACAGCATAATCGAGATGTCGCACACGAGTTTCTTCAGTGCCTTGATTGTTTTTTAATACAATAAGATCATCAAATTGATAATGCCAGATTGGAAAATATACAGTACAACTAGCGTTTCGAATTCCGCCTTGACTATTGTGGGTTAAAACCATTGGCCCTTCATTGCTGTTCGAAGTAAAGAAAGTATGGGTATCCTCTACAGTAATATCAATATATCCAGTGTCGTTTTGCTGTTCAAAATCCGCAACCAACAATCGAGTAAAACCACCTTCGGTAAGAACACGATCATGATTAGTAAGTTCTTTGGGTTTTTTTTGTAAATATGATCCTGAGTCATTATACACCATAACTGGGTGATTTATGGAACAGTTTAGCACTACCCCGTTTTCAAACTCTAAACGAACTTGGTCTTCGGTGTTTACCACAGTGTTCCATTTATCAGTAACTGTTTTAAAAACAATTTCGCCCTGTTCGTTCTTGGTTTTAATTTTCATACCAATTGTTAGGTCTTTGATCTGTATCTTTTTATCTTTGTTGTCAGAATCATCTTCATCTAATATCTCCACCCAAGTATCGGGCGTAACACAGCATGAACGCAAATCCCCGAACCACTTTTTTAAAAATGGTATCATACCAGTATGCATTATCTCGCCGCCTCTGATGGGACTGCCCAATGGCCTCAACCGTCCGATCTCTAACCCGATGCCTGCTCTTTTAGCGGCGTATTTGGCCATCATCTCGCCTGATGCAAAGATACTGTCTAAGTCATCATCGCTGCGTATAAGCACACAACTAGAAAACTGCTTAGTCGGTGTCCCTAACCCCGCCAGTACAGGAGTAGCAAGAGTAAACAAGCCATCGCTAGCGGCAGTGTAGTACTCTTTAATATATCGCATGCGAGATTGATTTGGCTCTTCTCTGTGGAAGACTGTGGCAGCCGCCACCATGTAGCGAACTTGTGGTGTCTCATAAATTTCCTTTGTAGCACGATTACGTACAAGGTACTTTTCTATCAACTGTTCGATGGCAGCATACGAATAAGACTCATCCTTTTCATGATCCAGCATATCATTCATCTTGTCCCAATCTTCTTCGCTGTACCATTCTAAAAGTTCAGGAGTATACAATCCGGTCACTACATTTTTCTTAACAATTTCGTATAAATGCGGGGGAGTATAACTACCATATACATCTTTCCGTAACATCGATACACGCTGTTTACCGGCTACATATTGATAGTTTGTGTGTCCGACATCAGGATTCGATTCTACGTCGATGAGATCTACTATAGCTCGTAGAGTGATGCCATCAATCTCTGTGGTAGTAATCCCATCATAAAAATGCAGTTGCGCCTTGATTTCTACCATCGACTGACTTACGTCAGCTATGCCCTGACAGATTTTTGATACTTGTGCTTGCCATTTTTCAATGGTGAGTGGTTCACGTGCCCCACTACGTTTTACTACTGTAATAGTCATTGCTTTCTCGTTTTGTTATTGATTAAAACTTTTGATTTACTTGTTGGCGTGTAAATCTTTTTTTGATTTCGCTGGTCAGTGGAGTATTTACTTGTACCTCCGCGTCCCAATTAAGTATATATTTTTCTTTGTTGACCAGGACTAAATTATGTCCTTCCCCAGTCAAAACCAGCTCTGCCGATGTCAAATCTTTATGGTCTATCATACTTATAGTATACAGTATGCCCAGACCGCGAGCAAGTTCACAATAGATGTTATCATCTAATAATTGCCATGGATCGGGCCAAGTTGACTGGTCGTCCCAATGTAGGTGATAATTTCTCCAAGGAGCCATAAACCACCAACTGTTTATCAGTGTTAATGCCTCATCTAATTCAACATTTTGGGATTTGGCCCGCAATTTTGCCCAAGAATCTAGCCTACTATTGAAATCTTTAGGCCACATCAATTTAGATAGCTGATAGAATAACTCATCAAAATATTATACCCCGCCGTGGGTTTCGTGATATATAGAATCGAAACAGTGGTGCCAGACTGCGAAGCTGTGAGATAGCCGTACCCGTTTTTAGCATCTAATGGCCAATGTGCGTTAGCCACGTAATCATCACTGCAACTGATTCCGCCGCCCTGTAAACTAGATACTAAGAAGGTACCTGTGCGATACCCAGTGCCATCAATCTGCGACATAGTATAATCAATTTTGAAAGATGTTGCGGTCGCATTAATATTGACCACAAATGCTGTACCATAATTGGTATTGTCGATCAAAGTCGTATGTAGTCCAGATTGTACCGTCTTTGCGCCTAACTGTATCTGTGATCCATTAGTAGTGGCGATGCTCAATGTGTCATTTATGTTGACTCTAGGATAAATGATAGAATAACTGTCTGCCCGCTGAAACATATCACCGACACTGACGTTATTGTCTCCGCCAAATACAACTATAGAAGATACGGGATTGGTCACTCCTTGATAAGCATCACCGACATCATAAAAGATATTATATCCAGTTGCGTTAAGACTTATCTCGCCAAAAATAACGCCTTCTTGAGAGATAGTGTCAAATATATTATTAGTGATGCGTGTACCAGTCGGGCCACCATTTAGTATATATCCTAAGCCCAATGCTATACCTTGATATAGCGTATTAAATTTTGAATTAGTTACTACGACACCTTTGGTCTGCTGGTTAGTACTGATACCCCACACCGCGCCGGAAAATCTACATCCATCGAATAAAATATCAGTTGTTACTAAACTGATTGTACTACCCAAACTGATGCAAGTCGTACCCAAAGCATTTGACGCTAGCGTCGATGTCGTACCTACATTGGAAAAGGTTACGCCCCGGAATTCACAATCAGTGGCTGATTGAATCAAGAATATACTTTTGGTGACATCTAAGCTGGCAAATGCCATATTAGTGACCGTGATGCTGGTCGGCGTGGTGGCACCGCCATTGCCGATATTAACAGTAGTCTGTTGTAAACTGTCAGCAGTCTGTGCCACATAAGTTCCGGTGCCTCCTGTAGCTACCATCTGTATGATAGAACTTTCGGGACCTTCGCCATATAACATAGCGTAGGGAGGAATATCGATGGTGCTGCTAACTACATACACACCAGCCGGGAAAAATAAACCTCTGCGCACTTGCGGATTAGATTGTCGGCAGTATAATTGATAAAGAGCACGATTGATCGCTGCTGTGTCATCAGTCAACCCATCGCCTGTAGCTCCGAAATCTTTTACAGATGCCCATTGATCCATCCATAACTGAAGGCTTGTTGTAATCGGTGTACCGGGCGTTGGTCCTGTTTGTACCGTATACCCAGCCGCTGTACCTTGGTAGGTATAACTGGCAGATAGATTTAAAATATCAGAAAATTCGGTAAGAATCTCTGTATTACCGATAACAGGCGCGCCGTCGGCTAAAGTACCATTGCCGATGTATAATTGGCGTGTATCAGTACTCCAACCTAACTCAGCACCAGCTAATTGAGGTAAATCTATGTTCAAACCTAGACGGTTTGTGATCTGACTAATCTGGACTATGGCCACTGTTCTATTCCTTGTTGTCTATTTACTATTTATCCAACAAATAATACTGTTCAAGGCGGCGCCACCATAAATCAACATATTTGTCGTATTCTTTTCCTTCTAATACGAATTCTTGATATAACGGTTTAGAAAGTACATTACCCATCGCATCTGTTTCGGGTTTGACACACATCAATATGACGCCTTTGCGTATATTGGTACCGTAGACCTCGTTATGGCAAAGCGAGTACGCAACCAATTGTAGAAAATAATCATCGATCCATTCACGCTTTTTTTCTTTATTAGTTTGCTTGTAATCTAATATACATTCTTCGCCCATATGTATGCCACACCCGTCAGTGGTACCGGCATATATTTTAGGAAAAAATAGTGGAATCTCGACACCCCAAAATTCATCGACATTCTTTAATCCTGTTTGTATTACTACTTCTGCCATGGCGTGACTAGCCCAACTAAAAGGATTAGAGCCTCGTTCTTTTATCTCACCAGTTTTGACATAATGTTCGAGATAACTATGCATCCGCGTGCCGCGATTGGCGGCTTCTGTGGTGATTTTTTGGGCATTTTCCACCCCGACACGCTTGCGCCAAGCATCGAGAGCTTGTTTTTTATCTTCGGGTTTAGTCTTGTCTAAAACGGTAGTGACACTAGGGACACGCTGTCCATCTGGGGTCTGATATAATCTCGCGCCATCTTGTGTAGTTCTAGATAATTGTTGATATTGGAATTTTGGATTGTACATGTTGCAATGTTAACATATCAGCAGATGTGAATCAACAACTACGATATATTAGCCTACTTGTTCATTCCGCGTTTCATAGCAGATTTGGCATTCTGGCTTACTATCTCTTCTGCTTTATCGACTGACATAGTCGGCGCCACATCAGTATTGCCTTTGAATTTTATGATGTTAGTCATAGGCTCATATGGTTCTAATACATTAGATAAAGGAGGTTGAGCTATCAAATCACCGATCGCGTCAGCTGTAACAGCAACACCTAAATTTCTAGCTAGGTTGATGAAAGCAGAAGTTGAAATCTGTTTTTTGGCGTCAGCGTCTTCGGCTCTGCCGGCTAAAAAAGCAGCGAGAGCCGCAAGTTTACCGACATCGACTCCAGTGCTTTCTACTTCAAAAATAAGCATTATCGGCGTTTGGCGCGGCCAAGTTCAGCGTCACCGCCTTGAGGTTCTGGGGTTTCATCTGATTCCGGAGCAGGTAATTCTTCAGGCGCAGCATCACTTGTCATATCGAGATCCATGTCAGGCTCTGCTGTCATGTCCCCTTGTCCAGGTATTTCCGCAGGCACTGCCTGACCAGTCAATATACCTAATACCTGATCTAATTGCCCTTTGGCAGATTGTACGCTTTGTGTTAAACTACCCAGAGCAGCTGCCGCATCTGTATTAAATTGAGTCGCTTGTTCTAAACCTAATTGATTTTTGATTTGATCTACTAATGCTGGTAAATCTTTGAACTGCATAGAAGTTACATCTTCTAACATTTTTTGTACTTCATCGATCATGTCTTGTGCTGCCAATACTACCTGTGCTTGTTGTACTTCGCTCTCACGTAATACACGATAAATTTGACGTCTTACTTGTAGATTTTCGGTCTGCAAAGCAGCCGTCGCTATCATCTGCGAATCCTGGGGATTAAGTGCCTGCCCTTGGTTGGCTTTTAACATAGCAGCCTTTAATTGCGGATCGCTTATGTTATTGATTTGAGAATCACGTTTAGCTTTAGCGGCTGCTTGATCGGCGGCTACAGT